CACCAGCCCCGAACGGATGGAACCGCGGCGGCCAGGCGAAATGCCCGTGCCACCTTGCTGCAGTTGCTCAATACGGCTTTGCGCCGCGCCGATCTGCAAATCCAACTGCGCGCGCCGCTCAGCCGTGCTCAACCCAAAAATCAGGCGGTTCAAACCATCAATCACGGAAACAATGGCCGGCGCCACATTGGCGACCATGTTATTCGCAAAAGCGGAAAAGCTGGCGCTTAGCGCGGCCACCTTATCCGCAGCTTCATCGGCCTTGGCGATTAGTTCAGGGCTGGCAATGGTGCCGAAGCGAATTGCCTCAGCGGTCATTGCCACCAAGCCCTCGCGGCCTTGCGACAGCAATGGGATCAGCTTTTGGCCAATACGGTCCCCGAACATTGAAGTGACCACCGCCGCACGCTCGGCCGGATTCTCGAATTCGCGCAGCCTTTCAGCAATATCCACCAGCACAGATTCAGTAGGGCGGGCCTGGCCTTCAGTATTCCGGAAAGCAATGCCCAACCGCGCGAAGGCTTGTTCCGCCGTCTGTTCACCCGCCGCCGCATCGGCAATCTTGCGCGTGAGCGCAGCCAGGCCGCGCTGCAATTCTTCACCGCTGATACCAGCTTGGGTGGAAGCAAGGCTTAGCGCCTGCAGCGCATCTGTGGAAACGCCAAGCTGGTCCGCCAATTCGCCCAGACCACCAACCGCATCAATGGCGTTCTTGGTGAAGGCTGTGAGCGCGCCCACGGAAATCCCCGCCAGCACAGGCCCAAGCAAGGAAAACGCCCGCTGTGCCACCTGCGCGCCCTGGGCAAGCTTGCCCATTTCACGGCTGCCAGCTTCGCCCACATCACGCAGGCCCTGCTTCACTTCCAGCGCGCCATCCATACCAAGGCGGATCGCAACCCTATGCTGAGCTTGCGCCATCGGTTGCCTCCTTCTCATTGCTGGCCTGCGCCATGCCGGTGCGGATCGCGACCAGCATCTGCGCTGCCGGCCAACCTGAAACCCCGCCTTCGCGCATCAGCGCCAAGGCGGCCGAAATATCCAAAGAAAGCCCGTTCATATCGGCATGGACGGAGCCCATGGCGGCATGCCAGGCGGTGAAGCCTTCCGCCGATTCTGGCGAATTCGCTTCATAGGGGCACTTGTCGCCGCAACTTTTTTCGAGTGCGGCGCAGCCTTTACAATATGCAGGACCGGCGCCGAAGTGCCATTCAGCGCGGGCCCTTAGCCTTTTCCCTCAGCACTCACTACCTGGATGGGGCGCAGCGCCGCATCCCAAAAGGCGCTGGCCATGGCTTCAATATCCATCAGCCGTTCCGCCGCATCGCCAGTCAGCGGCAGCGGCGCATCATCCGGCCCCACCACACCTTCCCAGGCTTCAATGGCAAAACGCGCCAAAGCCTTCGCCATCAGCACAAAGGCCAGGCCCCGGCTGATGTCGGGGTCCAATTCACCGCCGGCGGCTTCTGCCGCTTCCCGCCCCAGCCGCGCGGCGCGGTGCTGCGCGGCGGAAACAATGGCCGTGGTGGCGGGCTTAATCCGCACGCGCACGCCATGCGGCAGATCAGCCCAGAAGGGCTCAACAGGCAGGTCCAGCTTAAGCATACACAGTGCCGGCCTGGTTGTTGCGCAGCACCACCGTCATCGCGCGGTTGGCCGTGGCGTTGAAGGCCGCGCGGAAGTCAAACGTGGCTTCCACTCCGGCGGGGCCGGTAATCGGCGTTTTGGCGAGCGCCAGATACACTTCATGCACAGTGAAGGTCAGGTTGGTGTTTGCGTCAATCGTATAGGCGAAGGCGAATTCCGCGCTGGAACCATTATCCGCCTGCGTCAGCAGCGTGGTGTTTTCAAAGCGCGTGGTGACCTGGCCGGTTACCAGCGAAACGCCGGGATCGATGCCTTCCAACTTGCGATCCGCGCGGATGGTGCGGACCATTTCCATGTTGTTGTTGAAATTCAGCCGCGCGCCAGTTACCTGAGCCAGGGCCGAGCCACTGCGGCTGATGCTGCCCTGGTGTTTGCTGAAGCGCGTATAGGCCGCGCTGGTCGGCGTACCGGCGGCAGTGGTTACCGCGCGGCTGCTGCCCTGCGCCATCAGGCCAATGGTGGCCTGGGCCGGGCCGGTAGGGCTAAAATCAATATCAAGGCTGCCAGCCCGGACGCCCGTGCAGATTTCGAAGGAAGGCACATCAGGATGCGCGATTTCGATAGCCTGGGATGGCAGGCTGGCCGCGCCGGAAACAAAAGTGTGAATGAAGTTCGGGTTGCTGCCCGTGGTGCCCGGCGCGCCAAACAACATGCGCAGCCAGTGACCAATATTGATCACATCAATCGGCACCACGGCATTACCCTGCACCGTCACGGTGTCCTGGAAGGGGGCGGCGGCGTCGCGGTTATTGCCTGCCGCCAGCACGTCAGACTGGATCAGGGGCTGTTCCGCGCCCAGATCAATAGACATGAACGGCATGCGCAGCCAGTTGCCACCAGGCGCGGTGCCATACGTGACTTCTTTGATCATGTGAATGCGCCCGTTGGCGCCAATGGCACGCGGCATGGCAGTATCCTTTCGGTCAGGAAAGCGGCGTCGCAGCCGCGGTGAATTGCAGAGTTACGGAAAAGCGCGCGGCACGGAGCGCGGCGGCGCCTTCAAATTCAATGTCTTCCAGATCGGCGGTGCCGACCTCGGCAAATTCCACCGCACCGCCAAGCGTGCGGTTGGCGGACACGCCAGCGGACAACGCCACCAGCAGCGCATCAATCGCAGCAGCGCGGGCGGCGGCGGTATTGCCGGCCACCACCACTTCAACTTCGGCGGCATGTTCAATGTGGTAGCGCAGCGGAGACATGATGGCTTCAGAAGCCACCACTTCCCCATCCCGCACCACCACCAGGCCACCAGCGGGCAGGTTTTGCGGATAGGGTTCATTGCGCAGCACCACGGGCTTGGGCGCGGGCCGGGCGGCAGCGGATGCGGTAATCTGCGCCACCAGCGCGGCAATCGCCGTTTCACGTGCGGACATTTGACCGGACCTCCTTATCCCATTCCGCGACAAAGCGGCCCGGGATGCGCGCGGCGGCTTGTTCGGCTGGCTTGCGGATGTCCAGGCGCTTGGGCAGCTTCACGGCTGGCAACATCAAAAACATGGGGACCAGGCCCTGCGCCAACAGGCCGCGCGCCCAGGCTTCACGGCCTTTGCGGTTGCCCGCGCCTACTTCGGCAACACCACCCGCAATCAATTTGGTGCGGCGGCGCCTGCCGGTTTGCTCCCCCGCCTTCAACGGCAAGCACCAGACAAAGCCGCGCCCGGATTTAAACGGGCGCATGAAAGCCTGCTTGCTGGCCACCATTTGCGCTGGCGTCACGCGCATGCCGCCTTTGCCACGGCCACGCCTGCCCTGCGCCGCGTTGAAGCCGGTTGGAATGGCCAGATATTTCTTGCCACCCTTGGGCCGGACCATGGCGCCCTTTTCGAAGGCATCCACAATGGCCGGCGTTTTGGACCAAACCAGCCCTGCCGCGCCCAGACTCGGCCTACGCGGAAAGGTGCGGGCGCGCCAGGCATTGCCAATGCCGCGCCCCTTTGTGCCAAACGCGGCATTCACCTGCGCGCGCAGACCAAGCTGCAGATTGCGGGTTTCTTCGCCCATCACGCGGGAAGCCGCGCGCGCGCCACTTTCGGCTTCGCGCTGCATATATTCCGCAATGTTGCCCTTGACCTGAGCCACGAATTTCATCGGCGGCACATCACGCGCCAGGCGATGTTGATATTATCGCGCATCGGTTCCGCCACCACAGTCAATTGGCTGCCATCGGCCAGCAGAAACACATCACCAACGGCGACCTGCGCCAGATCCGCCACGGCTAGGTTCAGCACATCAGTTGCCTGCACCACGCTTTGGCCAAAGGCGAATTCCGCTGCATCCGGCGCGGTGCGGATGGCGCGCAGGGCCACACCTGGCCCGCTGCCACCCGCGTAGTAAGTCATCGCTTCCGCCATGTTTGTATCCGCGACAAGTGCGGCCATGGCGGCGGCGAAGGCGTTCATGAATTAAGCCGCAGTGGCGTTCGGGCGGCCCAAGCGCACCAGAATTTCCGTGGCGCCAGCGGCATAGTTGCCCGGGCCAACAGCCCAGCCGATGCAGTTATTGGAAGCGGCAGTGGTTGTCACATTTTTGTTGGTGTCATCCCAGAACACGCGCACACCTTCGCTGATGGCAACACCAGTTGCCTTTGCCAAGCGGAACACGCCTTCAGTCATGATGGCGACATTGGCGCCAGACGCGGCAGCATGCACCGCCACACCAAACATCAACCCAACCAGAACGCCAGCACCGGAAGCCACTGCAGCCGGAGCGGTCACGGTGATCACATCGGAATCACTCACTTTATTGACAGCCATGGGAAAACCCTTTCAGGAAATTGAATGGATGGGAAAGCGGGCGGCCCTTCAGCCACCCGCATCAGATCAGCCCAGGTTCGCGGCCATGGCGCGCGGCTGTACCGCCGCCGCGCCGAAATCGAACACCACGCGGAAGGTCATGCCGCTGTAGCGGATGTCTTCGGCGCTGGTGATGGTGGGCGCGCGCTGGCCTTGCAGATACGCAATTTCCACCCCGCGGATGTCGCCACGGCACAGGTAGTACGGGTCATTCCCGGTATCCAGGAAGGGTTCCATCACCAGCGAAGTGCTGGAACGATAGGCATCGGGCAGCACCGCGCCGGTCGCAGTCGGCACAATGCGGTTGCCCAACAGTTCAAGCGCCGTGTCTTCTTCATCCGGGCCAACCAGCAGCACCATGGAAGAAGGCGGCGGCAGCGGCGCTGCGCTTTCACCCGCGCGGGCTGGGCTGGTCTGCTTGGTCAGCAGCGCGCGCAGCTCAGCGAAGGTGCCGGCGGCCAAGTTGCCCGCCGTGCCCAGGTTATTGCGGCCAGCCGCGAACAGCGCCGTGGCGCCACCCGCCGGCCAATTGGCATTGGCGGTCAGGATGCCGAACACCACGCGGCGCAGCGCCGTGTAGCCAGCCAGGGCCGCGCCCGAAAGCACATCCTGGAAGGCGCGCGTGTCGTCATTCACCAGCGCCTGGCGCGTCAGCGCCACCAGGCGGCCGCGTTCCTGCACCGCGTAAGTCTGGCCTTCTTCGGCGATGCTGCCATAGGTATAGGGCGCGCCTTCAGCAATGGCAGCCACTTCCGGGAATTGGCCAGCGAAGGCAGAAGTGATGGTTTTGAAATCCGCCACATCAACTTCACGCGTCCAGGAAGACCATGTGTTCGGGTATTGGCCGAACAGGCCCTGCACAGATTTATTCGCGGAATTCACCAAAATAAGCGGGAAGTCGCTGGTGGAATGCTGCGCGTTGATCCGCCCAGACAAAACCATTTCCGCCAGATCGGCACCGGACATGCGATGCACGTCCTTCACACCATTGGCCACCGCGATTTCACGCATAAGGCCATGGAAACCCATATTGGCGAATTCGCGGCTTTCCGCGGGCGGCGCCTGATTGGAAAGCTGCGCGGAAAGCGCACCGGTCCAGCGGGCGCGCAGCGTGTCGCGTTCATCACGGATCACGCTGACCACCGAAGAATTCGGCATGATCGGGGCGGGGCTGCGCGCCGCCACCGCTTCAAGCGCGGCTTCAAGCGCGGCTTCGCGCGTGGCGCCGCGTTCAATTTGCGTCAGCGCGAATTCGGCCGGCAGGCCGTTGCGTTCGGCAATGCCGCGCACGTCAGCAATGGAAGCCGCCGCCGGGGCAACCGGGGCAGCAGATTGGGCCGGGGAATTCCCGCCGGCCTGGGCAATGATATCGGTCATCCCGATCTCCTTGGCTTGTGCCAGCGGGATTGCTGGCGGGTTTTGAACTTCCGGCGCCGCTACAGGCACCGCATCGCGCGCCGCGCGCACCAGCCCACAAAAGGCTGCGGGCGCGGCGGCGTAACGATTCGGGTCAAGCGCCGCGAAGGCGCGAATTTCTGCGGGTTCTGCCGCTTCACTGGCGAAACCTTCCGCCACGGCCATATCGGCATCAAACCAGGTTTCGGCACGCATAAGCGCGGCCACAGTTTCTTCATTCTTGCCGGATTTGGCTGCATAGGTGCGGCGATAGGCGGCACTGATCTGGTCCAGCACATCGGCCTGCTGGCGCATGCTTTCCGCATCGCCCAGCGCACCGCCCCAGGCTTCATGGATCATCAGGAAGGCATTGCCCGGCATCACAATCCGGTCGCCCGCCATGGCAATAAGGCTGGCCGCTGATGCGGCGATCCCTTCCACAATCACGGTCTTCGGCCCGGCATGGCGCGCCAGCATGTTGTGGATGGCAATGCCCGCCAAAGCATCCCCGCCATAGGAATTGATTGAAATGGTCAGCGGCTGATTGGCGGAAAGCTTTTTCATTTCCGCCGCCACACCAGCGGGCGTAATATCCCAACCCACATCACCCAACAGCGAAAGCACCGCGGCCTGTTCGGCCGCAGCGCGCATTTGCACTGGCATGGAAGCCCCCTTTAAGCGTTTGTGGCCGCAAGCCCCGTGGCGGCGATTTCAATGGCGGAATTCACCGCCGCATCCTGCGCGCCGCCGGAAGCATTGGCGCGGCGCGGGTCAGCATCCAGGATCAAGCCCAAATCATCATGCAGGGCGTTATCATCGGCGATCTGCTGCGCGATGGTGGTGGGGTCATAGCCCTGTTCCGTCACCGCCTGGCGCCAGGTCTTCAGGCCCATGCGGATCATGGCCTTGGTCGCCAGCGCGTCCTTCATCGGGTCCACAAATTCAAACACAGGCGGGCCCCAGGCCACCGGGTAGGCGTGCGGCGCCGGCGACAACACACCAGCACCAAGCGCGGATGCCACCCAAGCGCGCCAGATCGGTTCGCACATCCCCGGGATCAGCAAATGCCACTGGTCTTGTTCAAGCTGGCGCTTGAACGCCAGGCGCCCGGCGCGGAGCGATGAATAATTCGCGCCGGAAAGATCACCCGTCAGCAAATCATAGGTCAGGCCATAGGCCGCCGCGATAGCGTGCAACTGGTGCTTGGCCAATTCATTGAAGCCACCCGTGCCTGACGGCGTGGCGAAGGAAACATCTTCACCGGGCAGCAGCCGTTCAATCATGCCGGGGGAGAAGGTTTTCAGCGCATCGCCGGTTTCGGAATCAGTCCCTTCCAGCGGGCCACGGCCAGGCGCGGCGTCACTGGTAATGAAGGCCGCCAGGCAGGCTTGCACCTTGGCTTGCTGCAGCGCCGCATCTTCCAATTCATCCAGCGCCATCAAGCGTGTGATGACCGGCGCCGCCACTGGCACACCGCGCACCTGGCCGGGGCGCTGCGCCTTGAACAGGTGGATAATGTCGGAAGCCGGCACACGGCGGCGCAGCATGGTACCGCGCCCGAAGGTGGCGGCTTCGCCAGGGTGCCGATCAAACAGCCAATAAGCCACCGGCGTGCCCATGGCGTTATATTCCACGCCATTGGCAATCAGATTGTCTTCCGGCCGGCGCCGTTCTTCATTGTAGGTTTCATCAAGCAGATCAGGTTCCAGCACCTGCAGCGCCAGCGGCACGTTCAAGCCGCGCCGGCGCTGTTCGGCGGGCGTCAGGCGAATAAGCTGGATCAGCACTTCACCCGCTTCAGCGCGCGTGCGGGCCGCCTGCGCTTGCAGCCCATAAAAATCCATCTGCCCCGTGATGTCGCACCGCGCGGCCCATGCTTCAAACGCTGCATCCACCGCCGCATTCACCGCATTGATCTGGTCGCGTTCGTCGCGCGTAGCCATGGGCACAGCTGACCGCGGCGTAATACCGGTGCCGATCTGATAGCCAATTAGCGTATCCAGCGCCGATGCCGCCCAGGCATTGTTGCGCACCAGGTCGCGTGACCTATCGCGCAGCGTCTTCAAGCCTTCCTGCACTTCAGCGCGCGGGCCATTTCCGCTAGAAAGCCGCCCCATGCGGCGGGACCGGCGCGCACCATCATAGGCCGCCTGGATGCCCTGCAGCGCCAGGCGCGCGCGCGCACGGCGCAGCGCGGCTTCCGGCGCAAGGTTGGCAAGCAGGCGGTCAAACCACATGGCGGTTCAGTCCCTCACAAAAGCTGAAAGGGTGGTGCGGTTCATCGGCACGGAAAGTTCGCGGCGCAGCGCGGCGATGGCTTGGCTCATTTCCGTGATGCTGCGATATTTCACTGTTCGGCCATCGGAAAAGCGCACTTCCATCACCGCGCCGTTCTGCGCCATGGCGGCGGTCAGCGCGTCTATATCGGCCTGCGTCGCCATGATGATACCTTTCAAATCCAGTCTGATCGGCGTTCAAACCAGCCGCCGCTTCGGGGGGGCGGGGCGGGTTTAGCTTGTGGTGGCGGCGCTGGTTCCACAGCGGC